CCAAGTTTCTGGTTGCCCCCTCCATACAAGAAACAATATGTAATTGTCTTAACTTGTCTGCGAGAGATTCCAATTTTATCCGCATTGACTTGGTGAATGTCTTGTTCTAATAAGATCTTTGCATACCTACCACCGTCATATCTATGAAGATAGTGTGCAAATAATCTTAGTTCTATACCAGACAGGTCGCTATCGACTAGCTTCCAGTTTGGTTGGGTGATAAATAGTTCACGGCAATCCTTGTCCGAACTTACCTGTGCAAGATTCGGGTGTGAATGTGCCATTCGATGTGTCACCGCACCGATAAAGCAAGAGTGGTGAAGTCTGCCATCCTTGACCAACTTTAACCAAGCATTAGTTCCTTGTGATAACATTCCTAACTTTTTCTGAATGACCAGAATATTTAGAAATACCAATGCCTCTTCTGTTCCTATCTCTTTGAGAACTGTCTCATCAATAACCGCTTTACCAGTCGGTGTGAGTTTGGTAGGTTTCCATCCTTGAAAGGTTGTGAACCACCATGCTATGTGTTCTCTACTGCTAGGATTAAATTCCTTCAGCCGTTGCATTTCGCAGCCAGCAAAGTAACCTTGTTTCTTGTTATCTCTTTTCGGAGTAAACAAGTTGTGTGGAACGAAATGGCAGATGTTCTCAGCCTGTTTCTTGAGTCTTTCCAGCTCTGTAAGTAACTGGTTCTCTAGTTCCTGTGCCTTTCGCACGTCAAACGGCCAGCCAACACGCTTTTGTTCAGCCATTAGCTCTGCTATCTGGTGCTCTAGGGTAACGCTTTCAGCGATTTTTGGAAATGTCCCCATAATTTACATAAGATAGCTACGTCTTTTCTGCAGTAGTCCTGCATTTCTTGCGACCACTCTTTCCAGTCAGTCGTCTTTCCAAACCCATCTTTGAAACATCTTAGTCTGTAACCGTATGCTTCAAGACTATGTGAACCATACAAACGAGCTGGCATGTAAGGCCACTTGCGTCTGAGGTCTATGTCTAGCAGGTCAGGGTGGAAGAACCTACTAAGTATCAGTGTGTCCCAATGTCTTGCTTTACCTTCCCAAAAACCAAAGTGTTTTTTGATCTGTGGTATATCAAACATAATACCATTGTGTGAAATGATATTAGTAGCAGTTTCAAGGTCGCAGACCCCGTTGACAACACTGTAATTTTTACTAGCCTGATCGTTGTACTCCATAACCTCTCCTGTATCTATGTCTTGAGTGACCATACAATGGATGTAGGTAGAGTCTATGCCATCTGTTTCGATGTCAAAGGCTAGGTTAACCGAAGTCTGTGCTTGGGTCGAAGTCGGGCGTAACTTCATTTTCTTCAAAGGTGCATGTGTCTAGGTGGTAAGTCAATTCGTTGGCGATACCAACTTCCCCAGAATGACGATTCTTGAGGACTCTAACAGTTGTAGTATCTCGTTTGCTTGGATCCTGTTGATCCCGTTCAAGGGCAATAACCGTGTCAGACAGCTGTGCAATCGCAGCAGATCCTCGCAGTTGTCCAAGAGTAATACGGGCTCCTTCCTCATGGTTTTGATCTGATTGTGTACGTCTGAGGTGCGATACTAGAAACAAAACGATACCAGTGCGTTCAACAAGTGAGCGTAACTTGGTCATCGTTACGTCTATCATACGCCTCTCATCTCCGTCCAATCCACTCAATAATATACTGAGGTGATCGAGGAATATAACACGACACTCCAATCCACAGGCAAGGTATTCGATCCTACTGTAAATTGTGTCAGGGTCATAGCTGCCAAAGCCATCGAACAGAAAAAGATTCCAATTAGAAATAGTACTGTTATAGGCGTATTCGAGTTCTTCTCGTTCATATTCTCCAAGGTGATAAGACCTACCTAACGAGGCAGACATCAATCCTAGAGCCGTCCTACGGTTAGATTCTTCAAGTGCCAAGTAACCGACCCGTTCTCCTCTGTTGAGAAGATGACTTGCAAGACTCCTACAGAACGAGGATTTTCCTGTACCAGATCCTGCAGTAATGGTGACAAGTTCTCCGTACCGTATACCGTGCAGCTTGAGCTGTAGTCCTTGAAATGGGTAGTCATGGTCAGCGGGGGGTGTAGGTGTAGTGATTAATTCAAGTAAAGTTTTGGCATCAACAATACCATCTGGTCTGTATGTCTTTGCATCCCAGATTGCTCGTCTGATTGCCTCGGAATCGCCAGCTTGTAGTGCGTCAGAAGCATCTTTATACTTCTCAAGCCTTGCAATCTTTGCTTTTCCAGGGGGTAGTAGCTCTGCACATTCTTGTGCTGCCTGTCTACCCGCTTCGTCATTGTCAAAGAATAAAACAACCTCATCATAGCTTTGAAGAAGGTCTAGAACCCTTTGTAATGACTTCTTTGCAGCCTTTGCACCATTTGGTATGGATACATGAGGCCATTTGGGTTGTGCTTCCCATCCAGAGGCTGCATCGAGCTCTCCTTCGTATATGGTAAGCCTTGTACCCTTATCTGGGAATAAATTTTGCCCAAAAAGTTGATGGTCAGCATTGCTGCCCTCCATCCAGAAGCCTTTGTCCTTTGTTTTGACCTTTGCAGCACATACTTGACCGTTTTTGTCAAAATAGTGCATGCGTAAGGTGTCTCCGTCCTTGTGGATACGGTATTTACGGCAGGTCTCCTCTGATAAACCTCTTTTTCTTAGTTTAGTAGGTGTACCTTGTAGCATAATTGGTTTTTGCGGTCTTTCACAATCATCACGTGGCTGCCCGCTATCAAAGTGGTTACATACAAAACAATAAGTATGTCCATCAGAATATACGGAATTACCGTCTGACGAACCACACTCAGGACAGCTGGTGTGATGTAGGAAGGTTGATTCATCTGAGCCAGTCGATTGGGATTGCATAATAGGCACACCAAGGGAATCCATTGCGTTCAGCCCACTTTGCATATGTAGTTTTTGAGTTTTTTGAAATCTTGTTGTAGGGTGCTTGGAAGATCAAGCGTATATCTAAATCAGGATTAGACTTCTTGACTGCTTTCATCTTACGTCTTTGGTCAGATGGAAAGTAACCTTTAGCCTCGAAGTATACATCCCCGACTTTGAAATCAGGAATGTATTGTGCTTCGATCATGTATGAAATCTTCTCAGACTCATACTGGTACTCAACGTCTAGCTCCTCTAGTAAGTCAGCAACCTGTTCTTCCAGTTTGCTACGCATTAGAAATCATCGTCAGGTTCTACAGAGCAAGGGCTTGCATCAACATTAGGTTCCTCGACCTTAAAACCTTTTGACTTACCAAATAAATCAGCTGCTTCATCAGCTGTCATATCACCATTGTCAACAACTCCAGCTCCGCTGTTAAGACTAACAACTTGCACTGCCTTTAGTTTCAATGATGTGCCGATGTCACCGCTTGGTAAGACATATGGTTTTTGGAAGAAAGCTAGTTTAACTTTACTACCACTGTAGATCGGTGTGTCTGTATCTTTTATCTGTGTTCCCTCTGTGTCAACAACGACAGGAAATATCTTGTCGCCATCTCTCCAGCTGAAACGTAGGTGATATGTACCTTGGTTGTTGTCTAGCTCTTCCCAAGGCTCAGGCTTGACTGTTACCCTCTTAGGGTTCTTAGCCTTGCTCCTAGCCCATTCAAGAGCTGACTCACGCTCTTCTTCAAGTTTAGATATGAGATCATCTTGAACAAGTGCGGATAGTTTGTAGCCCCATTCCCCTGCCTTGAGGATTGCTTGAAAGCCATCAAGAGTGACAGGATCAGGAGTGACATAGGTGGTTGCCATAATTAACAGAAAAAATAGGTGGAATTTGAAACAACTTTAGGGTCTAGTGTTCCAACGATTGGCGGTGGCTCTGAGGCATTGATGGTCTCTGCGAACTTCGAGAGCCAACATTCCTCGGAAAAGATATTGGTGTAGGTTTCTCGCACAAGGCGATTGAGTGTTCCCATGTCTCCTGCTCTGCAAAGAACAGAGTCATGGATAACTGTGAATGGTTCATCAAATTGCATAAATGATCTGTGAAGGATCGAAGCATCGAATGAATGTATGTAGTTGGGAGCGGTGCTTGACTTATGCTTTGTAGGACTAGGAGTTTCTTTACCAGTAGGTATTCTAACTCTTGTACGTCCTAGTAGCTGCAGCTCCATCTGTTCTGTCTCGATGTCATTTCTTTTTTGATTGACAACAAAACCAGATGGTGTAGTCCACTCTACCTCAGTAGCACCATTTCTGATGTACTGACCGACATGCTTCTTTATCCATCGCATTACCTTCATAGGCCCTGGTACGACTACATCCATGCTATTGTAAACAGCATTTACAACTTGTGTCAGCTCGTCTTTTGTAGGGTCGATGTTGTTTTGTAGTAACGCTTCACGTATGTACTTACGACTACTATCCTTAGTAGCGTTGTATGGTATGGTCATCACCGTGCGTTTGCACACGGATCTGTTCATCCAAGGGTGCATGTATGCTGGGAGAAACTCTTTAGCCTTTTCAGCCACCGCTTTGTATGCGTCACTAGGTTTATTACTAGGGACAACATTGACAAGTTCTGCAGTGCTACGATCTTTGGCTAGACCTGCTAAGATCTGTAAGCCTGAGCATGTTGCATCTACTGCAACCATAAGACCAGTAGTTGGCTTGTCTTTCTTGACACAGCAATGGTAGTACTCATGACACGCTGCCATGAACTGCCAAGGTTCTTCTACCGACTCCCATTCAGACAAGTATTGAACTGGGTCAGTAGCAACTTTAGTAATCAACTCAATATTCTCAGACACCCATTGATGTCTGTCCTCTAGTGTACATTTATCTAAACCAAAAGTTGTAGCTACTTGAAAAGATAACCACAGCTCTGCTTCATCTGTCACACTAGACTCCTCAGAGAATCTTAGTAATGCTTTACCAAAGTCTGTGTCTTGAGGTGTGAGGAAAGCTGGTATGGGGTATGCTCTGCCCCTGTAGTCGAAAGACCAGCAGAGATAAAAAGATTCATCTCTAAATTTTTCAGCTGCCTCTAATTGTGTACGTGTTCTGACTGATCGTTTGAAATTGATACGGTCAGCATTGTACGACTCAGCCATAGCTCGTCTCCAAGCTAGATTGGCATTGTCATCTTCATCAGCATTTGGTGGACGTGGTGGTTTGAAGGCTGGTGATATAGGTATAAACTTACCTATTACTCTACCTCTACTCCTCATCTCATCTGCCACTTGCAGTACATGAAGATTTACACAGTATTGCACCCGCTGTAACTTGTTTAGAAAGTTAATCGGTGCTTCCCCGTGTTTAATGAGGGGGTTGCCCTTTCTAGTAAGATCATGACCTTTCATCATACGATTTGTAAGATAACCGCCATAAATAATCTCACCTGATTCACCGTATCCCCAGTCATCTGGGTGCACCAACATTGGCCACGGTATACCTGCAAACAACTCAGCTGTTTTGATAAGTTGTTCACGTTTGTCATTGAATAGAGGAGTCGGAGCAACTTTGTACTCCCACTTCTTGCGGTGGGTCTTACGTTTGCTAATCATGAACCAGCCTGTGCTGTCCATAACTGCAGTCAGCCCCCATCTTCCGAGTGAGATCTTTGTCTTTGTACCCCACGCTTGCCAGCGGATACCACGCTCACCAAACTTTTGGCTCGCAATGATCTGCTTCTGCATTGTGCCACAAGCATCGTGAAAGTAAGTGTCCGCAATGTATTTCATCAATCCAGGATGGTGCTGTTTGTACCATCTGAATTTACACTCTGTCTCTAGTGCAGAGCCTATTGCGTTCATTGTTGGTGTGATGAGGTCAGATTGTCTCTTGTTACTGAACACCCTGTCAAAAGTTACTTTGAGAACTATTGTGGCTATTGCCAAGGGTTCGAGGTCATCAAGGTAGAGAGCAATCTCTCGGTAGAACTTACCAGCTTGTCCATTACCAAGCCTATGAAAGGTATCTTCAATAGTCTTGATTAAATATGGAAGAGCCTCTCTGATTGAGGACACCCCATACACGCTTGCGGAAGCGTAGGATTTCTCCTCTAATTTCTGTATGGAGTCGTGCAGCCTTTGTCTCCCACAGCTGATTGCTTCCTGTTCGAGAAGAAACTGTCTGTGTAGGTTTGTATGCGTCACCATAAGCTAGAAAGAGAGAGTATTCGTAGTCATCAAGTCGATCAATTTGTCGTTGGGTCAGGTTAGATGTCATAGGATTTACACTGTTGTTCGTATGGAAATACTTTACAGTACTCCTCCATACTGTTGAAGGTACGCCAGTTTGGTAGGTAGAAACCTAGCTCAAACTCTGGGTTGCGTTTGGTAATTAACAGCCCTTGAGCTGCTAGTATTACCATTAGGTTGTCAATGATAGGAGGGCCACAGGGATCTATTTCTAGCATCACCTCGCCAGTGTCATCATTGATGTAGTAGCCGAGTCTGTCAAGAATCTCGGAGAGGTCACATGGGTTCATGGGATTTCGGTTTGGGTGTCCATTACAGCGTTGCTAGTCATGACAATGTAGTCATCATCATTCATTAGCAAGCCTTTCATAAATCGCTTTGCAGCGTTTGACTGGCGGTATGCCTTTTCCTTGATTGTACCATCCTGCTTTACAGCTCGGACAATACATACGTAGGCTGCTGGTAGATCCCAAGTGAGAGCTGCTTCATGTCCCATGTCGAATGTAACTTGAGTCAGCTCATCAGTTGCTTTCCACTTGTTGAGTTCTCTTATTCTGTTGTCAAAAGGGTCGGGTCTAGCCATGATAATGAATATCTAAAAGAGTCGGATGGTTCTTGTGGTTGAGCCAGCATGATGATGGAGACAATACTCATAGGAAGTATCCAGAACATTACTAAATACTGTGCATCTTTCATATGAGTTCATCCTCGAATCGTTTGTTGGCAAGCTCGATTTGCTTGTCCTCATCAAGGTAGGGGAAAGCCTCCTGGATTTGCTCGAACAGGTCTAGCAGCCTTTCTTCGTGGTGTAGTGTACTCATCTGTCTAAGTCCTTTTCTTGTTGTAAGTTTCTGAGGTTGTGAGTTTCAATCTTGAAAGTCTCATCATTTTCTGGTCTGTCCATGACACGCTTGAGTCTAACTAATGCGGACTCTCTGCTGTCAAACACACCTAGAATCATGTCATCGAATGTGTATGGGCTGGTGCGTACTAGCACGTAGACGATTGGGTCATCAGCTGCATCAAAGGTCTTGATGAATTGGGTCATGAGTTTATCATTTTCAATAAACTCTTCTTTGGTTGTGGTGGAATTAGCCATGTGATTGAAGCCATGTAAGTGAGCGGTGCATAGTTGCTGGGTCATCGTCAAATTTACCAAAGGCTACGTTACACGAATCGCATATGTAACCTCTAAACTGGTCAGTTTTGTGGTCATGATCGAGAACCCATTTGGTGGTATGCCTACCACATGCTGGACAGTCTCCAGCTGGAGGTACAGGGTGGTTGCGTCTCAGTCTGCGTCTGACTGTCGCTTGCTTGTTGGAGCAATGTTTGCAAGTATTTTTTCTACCTGCTCCCTGAGTGCTAAATAGTGGGAACTCGTCCAAAAGTTTGATCTGTCCGCACTCTTTGCATTGTTTAGCCTGTCCTGATTTGTAGGCTTGATAGATCTCATTCTCAATTAATTTCATAGTAATTGGTGTAGATCACTGAGTCAGCAATGTGGTCGAGTCCAGCGTCAGCGAGTGCATCGTAGATGTCTCTGTCTGAATCAAAATCCACAGTGATGGTAGAGTTTCCAGATGGTGTGTAGTTGTAGCCAGCCTCCATAATAGAGGAGGCTACACTGCGATCAAAGGTGACTTGCATTGTTGGCATTAGATTTGAGGTAGTACAGGTTCTTGCACAAGTCTGACCTTGGCAAGTTTATGTTTGTAGAAAGATGCTGGTGTGATCTCTCTGCACTTGACACCTTTACACTTACAGTTTGCGTTGACCCAGAAGCCAAGGCTCATGTTAGGTTGTGCAAGTAGATTGGCAATAGCCTTACGAGATACGTTGTTGTACTCATAACGTGTGCCTGTTAGAAACTCAACGATGGCTGTGCCTGTGAGTGGTGATACGTCAATGGATTTAACGCATGTAGATGTTCTTGCTTTTGGTTGCATAGAGCTGATTGATGATGGAGAACAGGAGGGTGAGACCCTCATCCAACATATTAGTTATGCTGGAGGAGAACGTCAACCCCATTGAGCAGCCATTGCGTCAGCAATTCCTTGAAATGTGGTAGAACGTAGTTTCCATCTGTCTTTTGAGGGAGGCAGGTAGTGTAGACGTTGGCGTACTTTGTTAGGCAATCCTGACACGTCCACAAAGTCGGTAGGTTCTAGCTTGGGTAAACCACGCAGCCACAGGCCAGTCTTTTTCTGTTCAGCATGCCCGAACATGTACGGCTGGACATACTGGGTGGCAGGGCCTAGCTTTGAACGGCTGGACAATGCACCGACAGGATTCTCAATACATAGCTTGACACCTGTGGCATCGTGCAAGTCCCAGATACGCTCAACAAACCGTATAGCTGCAGGTTGTCGGCCATCTTTGACTTTCTCGGCCCATCGAGCTGCACCGCTGACGCTGAGATGCGTACAAGGTGGATGAGCTATGATGAGATCCCAGTCATAGACATTGTGCGGGTAGATGAGGTCGAACATGTTGCCTTGGTAGTGTTTACCGTTTGGCCTGTCCGATGGTAGGAAGTCACAGCTGGTAGCATCATGTCCACGTTTTGTAAATGCGTCACGTACTACCCCGCTGTACTCACAAGCAACGAGTACTTTCATTAGCAATGAGGGTGTTTGTGTCTGAGTCTGCGATATTCGAGGTAGGCAATAGCTCTACGTATGTCGTCTGGGATTTCGACTGAGACCTTTGACGGTGTCGAAGTACCATCGCTCGACTTCTTGGGTTGGGAATTGGTAGTTTCTGTCATGTAAATCTGTGAGAACTGAGAGGAGTACAGGATCATTGACGACCTGCGAGTTGACGAATACGGAGCCGTCAAGGATTGGCATGAGTGTTAGTTGTTTCATTAGACACCATAGATACGTTTGTGTGTTACCCACGTTATAGCCTGAATGTCAGCGGGTGTAAAGAAGCAGTCTAACTCTTCATTGATAAATGTACACGCATCAACATAATCAGTCTTGATTTGTTGGCGTAACTTCTTGCCAATGTTAGGCACTTGCTTCATTGTGAGACGTTGACCGAACCAGACACTATAGGCGTGACCGTCAATACATACGTCATTGAGAGCTGGGTTAGTAATGCAGTTGAAAAACTCTATAATCTTAGGCCCGTTGAGTATCTCAACAATGGGTATGTCACGAGTCAGAATGTCAAGTGCTTTCTGTTGCATTTTTGAGTAGGTGCAAACCTTCACAGCCAGGATGTCCTCATCTGTACCGCCCGAAGCCCAACATTTGATGATGGCTTCTGCGTCAATGATGTTACGCTCCCAGCGATTGTTTGGCGATAATGCAGCGATTACACCCGCAACTGTTTCTGTAGGTAAACCGTACTTGTCAGAGATACGATTTGCAATAGCAAGTGCCGATGGATACCAGTCACAGCCGAGCTGAACTTCTTGCGATGTAGCTAGTGTGAACTTGGCGACTATCTCTCGTGCATTAACGCTCAACTGAGCGTATGTCATAAGTAGTTGTTGAATCCTCCGATGTAGTTGTATGTATTCAATCTAACGAATCATTTTTATTTGTCAAGTATCGATTTAATTTGTCTTTTAAGTTGTGACTTAATCGAGTGACTTGTTTAATAAATGATCTTTGTTAGATCGATGTACTCAATGTAGCGATGGAATGGCAAGGAGTCAACCCTTAGCTAGAAATATGTTGATTTTCAGATATTGTTGCAAGTCGTCCAGTCTGTGTTACCCTCTTATCTATTTATTCAACTGAGGCTGATGATGGTGAACTTTTTGCCCCTACAATGTGCCAATCTTGAAATCGTCTACTGGTAGTGTGTGCCAATCTTGAAACTGTCATTGTGGGTTTTTGTAACATTGCTTTACAAACTGTTATATTTCATTGTAACTTATAAACAAATAGAGGGCAAGAACCCAGTCACCAACAGATGTTTGGACGTTTTCAAGTCCTCACAAAATCCCCGCTAACACACTAAAAAAAGTGTCACAAGGTGTGGATAACCGCCCTGCGGGCAATGATTGTGAAATCCCCGCAAATAGGTATAAATACTCTTGACAGTACATGCGTACTACAGGGCATGCGGGGGTCTCACGCAGAATCGTATAGCGATATATCCCCACAAACAATTTTGTCAAAATTTAAGACACCCTATTTCTTTTTGAATATGCGATTGAGATGCTGTCTTTGCAACTCTAGCTTCATTTGGGCTAAGGTAAGAAGTGGCCAACGCTGTAGTTTTAGTGCTAATCTAAATCTCTTATACCATCTGCTCCTTTTTATCCTCCCCCACAACTGTTGTATTGTCATGGTTGTACTGTACGTAGGTGCTATAGTGTTAGTAGTAGGTGGTTATATACAGTACGAGCGGGTAACTCGTATAGAAGAGGGGCAGGGTTTAATTCCTGTCTCCCTCTTGACCGCTGTTTCCACCCACGAGGAGCACCACTTCCCCGTGTATAATGAGGGGGTTGGTCACATCCAAGTCATATCGTCACCTGTAGCTAGTCCTCGTGCCTCTCTACGCTGGTCTAAATTCATCCCAAGTACCATATGGTTAGCTTCAGCTTGAGGGTCATCCATCCATGCTTCTAGGTGGTCTAACCACTCATCTCTTCGTCTGTCTTTTATCTGTTGTTGAGCGGATATGGCGAGGGCATCTGTAAACCATTTAACGCCTTGGGCGAGAGAGTCGATTCTGTCATCGTGTCTAACAGCCCCTCGTTCTCTGCACATTCTGCTGATTTGGTAAGCAAGCATATATTGGAATCTATTTTCAGTCGCCTCATCTGCATTACTTTTATAATCCCACGTAATGACGGCAGGATCCACAACAAGCCTATGCTGATTAAAAACAGGTTCAAGGCTATCAATAATCCTATGTTCTTTGCGGACATTTGCTCTAGTCTCCTCTATGTCTATGTTTGTTTTTGTCGTCTGACAATGTTTTCTAAATAGCTCTGATACAATACCATCGCCAAAGTTGCTCTCGATGAGCAGTGTACTCGCACCATACTTTCTACATCTCCGTAATATGTCTAATAATGTACGGTCACTGTAACCGTCTCTAGTAGCGTAGATTTCATGCAGGTATATAAAACCATTTAACTGCGATAGAAAGCATGCTACAGTCTCGTCTGAGCCCCTTCCAGAGGGGTCTACGCTGCATATGGTCTCTGTATACTCGCACCAGTCTCCTTGTACCTGCATAGGGCTGTACCAATAGTCTCCTGGTAGCCCCGCACACGGCAAGTCTTTGATAATATTGTCTGGACTAGAACACCAAATGATATTTTCGGGTGCATGTGTGGGGTTTACGGGTGTAACTATTAGGTCTGCAAACTTTAGTGGGAACTTTTCTGCGTCAGACAGTGTAGTGTCTAGCATAAACTGCAACATAAAGTTGCTACGTCCCATAGATGCTTCTCTATCTAGTAAATCCTCCTCTTTAAACCTTGTATCTGTAGGCAGCCAAGCCATGTCTTTCTCTTCTAGGTCTTTAGCTAGTTGCGGTGCAAGCAAGCCATCATACATAGCTACCTTGCGAGGGTATCTAGCTGGCCATACAAAAGGTCTATAGCTACGTTCTCGTAGTTTATTGTAGACAGTAAAAGTGGTTTGAGGAGTTCCCAAGAACATAATCCTAGAATCAGACTTAGGAGTAAGGATAGACTCACATTCAGTAACCAACTGTAAAAGTTTTTCACGTTGTAGTTCTGTCATACTGTTGTTTGGTACTTCGACATCATCTAGTACCATTAGGTCAGCTCTAGATCCTGTAAGCTGTCCTGTTATACCCACAGACTTAACTGAGGGTGCTTGGTGCGGGGCTGCTGGCCCCACGTCAAACGATATACGTGACCATCGTTGGTCATCATTCTTAGGTTTTAGCTGTGCAAGCCAAGGTATCTCTAGTATTAATCTTTGACAGAAGATTGAGAATGAGTCTGCTCTATCTTTTGAAGCAGAGACGACCATAATCTTTTTATCTGGGTTATTGAATAGAGTCCAAAGGACAAATGCAGCAGTAATCCAAGACTTACCAACGCCCCGAAACGCTTGGATTTGTAATCTTTTTGGGCCATTTTGTAGGTATTCAGCGATACATAGTTGTGCTCTAGTAGGAGCGGGTAGGTTTAAGTGTGTCCAAACAGCAGTTAGAAAATACCTAAAGTCCTGTTGAAGTTTTGTCTCAATCGAGGTCGAGCTCTTCGTCCGTTTTTTGTTTGACATAAGCGTCATATACACTTGTAGGTTTTTTATTTGTTATCTTATATGCTTCATTAAACAGTCCCACTTCGGCATTACGTCTATTAACCAGACCTTGTGACTCACTATATCCTCTAGGATCATTCTCATCTGCTACATTTACGTACAATGGAAACGCCTCTGTAATAGCTTTATTGTCTCCTTTTTCTATAGCTCCAGATATTATACCAAAGTTTTCTTTGTCTCTGTAAAAGTTAGCTCCAAAATTGTAGCCAAACGATATTACAGCGTCTTTTTGGTTAGGATTAAGCTGGTTAAAACCTGGCATTTGTGTCAAAGTTCTTGCAACTTGCTCTACATAACCGTTCATAAGGTTAGTAGCTCTTGTTTCATCAATAGCAGGGTCATCCATAGTTACCTCTGTACCATCTTCATAAAATCTTGTACCGTAACCTATAGTAGGTAGCCCCGCTTGGTCTAAATATGGCTCTGGTCTAAACCCTTCTTTCTCTTTCAGAAAGTTAGTAAGACGATTATTTTGATTATATATCACACGTGGGGTCTTTGTCGGAGTCTGTGTCATAAGAAATACTCATATCATTTAAACCCTCTACTTCAGAAGGTATAATTTTAACGCTAGGCTCGCTACGCCATTCTTCACAGAAATCACATAGTTTGTTATACTCCTTTACAGCGTCATCTACAGCTTTTCTGGCTTTGTAGTCTACGTATTTAGGTTCTAACCATAACAAAAACCACACCATAGCCCAACGTAGGGGCATAGGTGTAGAATATGCAATGTCTTTGAGTTCCTGTAATAGCAATTTGTTAGGGTTAAATAATTTATTCATTTAATCCAGTTTAGTATTAGGTTTTCTCGTAGTGGGTTTGGTGGGAAGTTGTCCCTAAACCACACTAACCAGTCGTTACTTCCTTTTTCTTGATTACATCGTCTACAGGCGGGAACGCAGTTCTTAGACATGTGACTGCCACCCAGACATCTGGGACGCACATGGTCAATGGTAAGATCAAATTCATGATGTTTTTCTCCACAATAAATACATTCATAGTTGTTTGCCTCCTTAATAGCTTTTCTCCAGAGTTTTTTAGCGTCTGATGATGTCATGACTATTAAGTTTTGTGTGTAATCTTTATACGTAGGAAGTACTGGTATCATTTTCTAGCACGATTTCTTGCTCTGTTTGTTGATGGGTTTTCTCTCACTAATCTTCCTGACTTAGTGTGTGAAAAATCTTTACCGCCCTTGCCATACACACCTGCTTTTCTTCTAGCTGCGTTGAGTTCAGTACGGTACTGTTTGTTTTCTGGGCGTTTGTTGAGCTTTCTTTGAGCTGCATTTTTTTTCGCCCTTGACTTAGGATTATCACGGTAAAATCGTGCAGTTTTTCTAGGGTTTTTTACAGTTTTAGGAGCCATTTCTAATTACCGATTTTTGTACTGTGTCAAAATCGACAGTTGGCATAATGTCTGCTAGTTGAGATAATGGTGACGTGTCAAACGCTACACCTGTTATATCATTCTTATAGAGCCAGTCAGCAGCAGCTTTTAGGTCAGCGGTAGTAGCTTCACCGCTACGTATTCTGTCTATAAGCTCAGTTGTAACTAAATTATGTAATTCGTTAAACTGTTGTTCTCCTGCTCTTTTCATTCAAGATCTAGTCCTTTTTTAACTATTTGTAGAGCTCTATCATCAAGCTCATTGTCTGTTGATTCGACTAACTTTTCTAATAAATCTACGACAAATACTTTAAACTTGTCACTTTTTAAAAAAGTTAAAACGATTGGTTTTAGTAGTGCTAACATCTTTCTTAATTAATGATTGTATTGGTACGATGTCTTGACACATGTGAGCTACACGGCTGCCAGGGTATATCGTAAACCCTTTTTGTTGTAGTTCTGCACATTTAAGTGCACGAACAAGCTCGTAGTCAAGCCTCATCTTTTCTTCTTGTCTCTTAGCTATTTCTTGACATTGTTTAGTCAAGTCACGGTTAAGTGGCACTGAAAAGTTTATTTGAAAGCCCCAGTTCTCTGATATGACATAACCCTCTGGGTCATATGGTGAGGTGTCATTACCCATGTAAAAGGGGCTAAATGTCATTGTTGATCCATTACAAGATATGGAAGAACCATATTGTTGTCTAGACGGTGCTCCATTATTTTGAAATTGCACAGCCTGATTGGTAACATTTCCTGTTGCTGCTGCCACAGGGTTGGACGAGTTATTGGTGTCTCCTTCCGCATATGCTGGTGTTATTGTGAGAATACAGAGAGCGAGGTAGTAGTAGAGTTTATTGTATAGTTTCTTGTGGTATCCCATTGTTCTACTAATCCAGCTGATCTTGATGTGACTTCTAGTGACCAAGGTAGTGTAGTGTCAGTAACAGTAAATACTGCATCGCCTCCAGCGATACCAGCACTTGCTG